TGCTCCTTCAGAAAGATGCGGGTTGGGATGGGGGTGTTTTTACTGCGTGCTAAACCAAATTTTGTAATCAAGCATCCTTCGAAACGTGCGGCTATCTGGATCGAAGAAATCCATCATGTTGTCGCGAAAACAACCTTGGACGAACGTGGCATCGGGGTCCGTCAACGTGCCCCGGAAGCCGCTCAGCAATGTGTCAATGGCGTTCGCCAGCCGGATCGCATCGGCGGCGTTGGCTCCGTAGCAATCGATCTGCACGCGGCGCTGGCCGACAGTCTCCGGCTGCTGGAGCAGATAGCCAGCAACGTCGGAGATGGTCTGATAAGTCCACGTTGGCAGCGTGTAATCCTTCGGAAGCTGCGCGAAGAATCCGCCTTTCGGCGCAATTGCGCTCACCGCCGCATCGCCCTGCACCAGCAGCACCACTCCAAGTTCGATCACTTGACCTCATCCACCAAAGCACGGAGAACGCCCGCGAACGCATCAACCGCTTCCCCTGTCGTCTGATCAAATGCCGGTCGGAGATATGGTTGCGCCGCGCCGTGGATGGAGCCAACCTCCACCATCAAGCCCCATGCCCCAGGAGTTTGATTGGATTCGCCCTTGACCCGCCGCGGCCCGACGCGCGCACGCACGCCGCGTTTGCTCAGCGTGACGGTTCCCCCGATGGAGTCGCGTAGTTCGCCAGGGCGGCGGCCCTTGTGTGGCTTCTTCAGCAGCGGTGCCAGCGCCTTCGCGGCTCTGATCTGTGGCGCGGTTGCGGCTTTAGCAGCCTCTCTAAAAGACTTCTTGACCAACTTGGGCGCAAACTGGGCGAGCGCGTCCTCGATGCCCTTCAAGCCTTCGATTTTGACGGTTGTGTTCATTGATTCAGCCCCAGTGCAAGGCAGTTCAGAACCAGAATGACGTTGCGCTCCCCGGGATTCTCGACGGTCTGGATGATGTAAGTGCCGTTGAGCGATAGGAGTTGCATGTTCGCCAGAATTCCCGTCTGCCAGCGAATCTTTACGGTAAGAAACAGTTGCGCCGTGTCCTGCCCAGACTTCAAAACTTCGGTACCGCGCACCGGATCAATCTGCGCCCAGGTATCGACGAATGGGACCCACGCGGTGGCAGTGCCGGAGACGTCGGTTACGGTTGTCTGCTGCAATATCCTCACCCGGTGAATCATCTCGCCCGGGTCAATCTGCGGCCAGGGCTTCATCGCGCGCGCACCTGGGCGCCATAGCTGAGGCAGGAGGTTACGGTATAGGGATACTCATTCGTTGCCCCGATGCCCTTCTCAAACGGCAGCCGGTTGCCGTACCAGGCCGAGATGAGCTGCAGCATACCGTTCTTGATTCGCGCGCCCGGCCCGCTCCAGAATGGATCCGTGTTCGAATAGCCGCTGGTGAAGCGCAACAGAATCGATGACGATGGCCATGGTGTGAAGATTGGCCAGGTTTGGTTGTAGGGCGGCGCGACGATGGCCGGCTGCTTCGCGACGTCCACGATGTAATCCGTGTTCTCCGCCATCGTCGTGAGCGCGCCATTCGAATCCTTGTACTGCAACAGGTCGACCGAGATCGTGGGAGTGCGCATCTCCAGCCGGTAGCACGGCCAGAAATCCATGCTCAGGTCCCATTGCTTTCGCACCAGGTCGCGCCCCTGCAGAATCTCTGCCTGCTCCCGCGCGCCCGAGATCCACATGCCAACCTGATCATCTTCGAAAGATTGTTCTGAGCGTGCGGGAATTTTCAGATAGTCCTCGACGAAGTCCACCTCTAACGGCTCGATGAAGGATTGCTGTGGCGAACTGTTGGTTAGATTGAGGCTGCCATAGGCGTCCATCCCCCCGTACAAAGCGGGAATCCCATAAGCGCCGAGACCGCCGAATGGATACAATCTGCTCATAGTGGCTGCACCTCAAGCGGTCCTGCCCAGCGAAACGAGGAGTCTGCGGGAAACACATCACCGACTACCATGTGCCGATAAAAGTCCTCGAGCGTGTTGTTCGGGTCGATCTTGTTGTACCAGTGATACTTGCGCACGCGGTCCTCTTGGTACAGGTAGCCGTAATGCAGGAGCCGCACTGGCAAGGGCTTGATCTGGTCGAGCAACTGAGCAGGCGCCGACGAGCAATGAAAGTTCCCGCCGTTCGCCGTGCGCATGAATGTCAAATTGCGAGCAGTGAGCTGGAAGATCGAGGGGCGCCGAAACTCTTTGTACCAGCGGTCCACTCGGATTTGGTTCTCTTTATCCCAGAGGTAGACGATGTGCATGGAGCCGCACACGATGCCATCAGCTATTGCTCTTTGGAGTGCGGGGAGGTCACGCGAATCAAGTTCTTCATCGCCGTCCAGACATAGAACGTGATCACCCACCTGCGCGCCGGCGGCCCAAACCTGCTGCAGTAACCAGTCTTTGTCCTGGCCCTCATGAATGAACCCACGTGAGGTAAACGGCGTCGGCAGAACCGTCGCACCATGCGCTGCCGCAACCTCGCGCGTGTCGTCCGTGGAGTCGTCGTCCATCACGAGGATCTGACAGCACACAGGCTTGAGCGCATCGATTACTCGGCCGATCCAGCGGCCCTCGTTCTTTACGCGAAGCATTCCGTAGGTCATTTAGTCTTTTCCTTCGCTATTCGAATGCCGATTGCATGCCTCGTACCTTTATGCCGTTCGTTTGCGTGCGTCTGCGGCTGGAACTGAAAATCGATCGGAAGCCCGGTCACTTTGGAAAGCCTCTCCGAAATCGATACCGTGAGCAGAAGCCACCGCTCGTCATGTTCCCAATGCTGCCCTGCGTCAGGGAAAAGCGCGGCGAACTCGTCATCGGACATGATGAAACGCAGATCTACATCGCGCCAATCTGGTCTTTCGAGTGCCGAACCGACGATGTAGCATCCATATCCGCCAAAGGCCGCGCAGAGGTGACCGCACGCTTGCTCCAATGCGAAGATCGCCGGAGCTCCAACATAATTGATCTTCTTTCGGGGCTTCGGCATTAGCTCTGTAGCCATTAGTTGTGTATCCAGAGGTAACCAGGCGCTTTGGTATGGGTGGCGCCGGTTTTGATGAGAGCTTCGATGAACAACCCGTCGGCTCCGCGAGTCACACCCGCAGGGCCGGAAAAGCCGGTAAACTTCTCGCGCTTGACCAGGAATCCGCCTTTGTCGATCCAGCCGCAGACTGGAGCCGTCACCATCGGTCCATAGTTGATTCCGTGCCCGTCGTAGATGCAATCGCAGTAAATCAAATCCGCCGGGCCAGCATTGAGCATCGATTCGAGGAACCGCGGTGCATAATAGCCATCATCGGACGGAAAACATAGATACTCCCCCAGAGCCTGCGCTGCGCCCAGGTTCGCTGAGAAGTAGCAGTCTGGCTGCTTGGCCTCGATGTATTGGAACCGCTCATCACCGGTAGCCGTGACCGCACAGAAATTCTGGACTGCGCCGTCGCCGGTCGCATTATCCGTAATCAACACCTCAAAGTCGGGACACGTCTGCAAGCGAAGGCTGCGCAGTAGAAGGTCCAGATGCGCCGGTCGGTCGAATGCTGAGACGACGAAGGAGCATTTCATAGCGCCCAGTTATCGGCCCCGTATTTGTTGCGGAAGATGGCTGCGTTCTGTCTCAGGTCTGCCGGCTTGTGCGGATCCCCGCGAAACGTCGACCGCAGAGAGCCATGATCGACGAAGCAGCCGTCGAAAATCCCGATCTTTAGCCCAGCGCGACGCACGCGCAAGCAATAAGAATCATCGTCGAAGCCGTACCCAACGAACTCTTCGTCGAGCAGCCCAACGCGCTCAATTGTTCCACGTGGAATAAATACGCACACGAAACAAACCATTCTGGGGTCTTCGCGCAGTCCGACCCCTTGCGGCATCTGGTTCGTGTTGCCGACCACGTTTGTCACCGCCGCGATGATGCCGTACTCGGGATGCTCTGCCGCCGCTCTCTGCATCGCGGTGAAGCCGCCCGAGGTCTTGAGGATCGCATCATCGTTGAGCAGGATGACGTCGTCCGTCCCAGCCTCGACAATTCCGAGGTTGCAGTTCCGCGCGTACACGAAGGGCTTGACGCCTTCGACTCTGCGGGCCTCGTAGTATTCAGCCACCTTTTTTACGACACCGTCCGGATCGTCATCGATCACAATTACTTCAGGCGCAGGAGGGATTCTTATTGTTTCAACCCTGCCATCCACGAGTGGGCCGGGTAGATAGCGTTCCCATTCGCCGCAAATACCCTCTATGCATGCGGACAAGTTGAACGCGTTCTTGCTGGGGATGATGACGGAGAGGCCGTTCATTTTGCTTTTGGCTTTCGCGTGGGTTTATTCTTCTCGGGGGATGGCGTGGGCAGCGCGGTAGTGTCGACGGGCTGACGCAGGCGCCTATTTCCGTTTCGCTCTTCAACAATGTTTTCGAGATAAACCTGCATCATCGCTTGCCGGACTCGCTCGATCTCCTTTATGGCATCTCGACTGTCGACCTCAATGCGGAAAGATATTGCCTGGGGGGTCGCTTTCACGGGCGGTACAAGTACGTCTGCCCATTTGCGGAGTATCCGTGCCATCTTAGCTTTCATCCGGGTTCCTTTCGGTCAGATCGACCGTAATCTCTGCAATGTCTTCAGGTTGGGTAGTTCTAGATTTGCCCGTCGTCCCGCGCGGATGCAATATGGCCAAGCGCGTGATCCGTTTAGCCTCTTCCGGATTCTTGAGAAGCGCCTCGGCAATCTCACGAAATTGCTCCTCGGTTACGAAGCATTCCGACGTCATGCGGATCGGCTCGTTGACGTTGGCTGTGAGCGTGAACTTTGTGCTGAGCGCAGGAATGATGCCCGCCTCAATCAGGTGTTTCACGATAGGGGAATGGCTCGAAGCAAATGGTTTAGACATTTAGTGGTTTCCAGTTGTCGCCCATACAGCGCGGGCTTGTATTGCTCGGGTGGATCGTTGCGTACATCAGCTCATCAGCATCGACGCTGATGAGCTGCTTGGCCGCGCTTGCGACTGAGACGAAGGCGTTGTCCTCGCCGATGTTCTTTGCTTCAAAGGGGTGCGTCGCCCACCAGTTGCGCCGGTAGCAGAGCGAGGTGCCAAGCGCATAATTCCTTGTTCCTTCGTACTTCCACCACTTCGTGCCATCCGTGAACCGCATCGAATGGTATCCACTGACGGCAAACTCGCCCAGGCGGTCGATCTGATCTGCAAGCCTTCCCGGGGCGCTCCAGTCGTCATCATCCCAGTGGCAGATGACCTCGCCGATAGCCTGAGTACAGCCGAAATTGCGCTTCTCTCCAATGTTGCGTTGCTCGGCCAGGTGTATCAGCCGGATTCGGTCATCGGCGGGAACGAGGTCCTTTACGTCCTCCCCGT